GATTGCCAAGGAGCTGAAGCGCGACCGGAAGGCGATCAAGGGTGCCGTGATCAGCGAGCTCTACGGGAGCAGCAAGTGGGCCCTGGGCACCCACTTGGGGATGAAGGGTCGGGAGCTCAATGACTTCGTCAAGGGCGTCAAGGCCTACTTCAACACTGAAGAGCTGCTGTCCCGGGTCAAGGCACAGTTCGTGACGACGGGCAAGGTCATCAACCGCTACGGGCGGCCCGTGACCATCGACGAGCCCCTCGACCACATCTTCATCAGCTACTACGGGCAGTCCACCGGCGTTGATGTCACCATGTTGGGCTTCAAGCAGGTGGTCGACCTCCTCGCCAAGAAGGCGCCCCGCGTCAGGGTCATCTACCTGCTGCACGATGCCATCCTGCTGGACGTTCACAAGGACGATTTGCCGATCGTGCAGTCGATCAAACACGTCAAGGTCAAGGGCTACGTACAGAAGTTCCCACTGCGGCTCGAAAAGATCGGTTGAAACAAGATGACGCACCAGGGTACGATTTGTCCATGTTGACGCCGGAAGAGATCGAGCAAAACTGGAAGAAGTTCTATTCGCTGTGCGAAAAGCTGGGAGACAGGACCCCGAGCGTCCTCGCGATGCTGGACGAGCTCGACGAGCGGCTGTGCCTGTGCCCGGCTTCAGCGAAGAAGGACTACCACGGCGCGTTCCCCGGTGGGTTGGTCGACCACTCCTTGCGGGTGCTCAGCAACCTCGTCCCCCTCAACAAGGCCTACGACTGGAAGCTCGGTCGGGAGAGCATGATCCTCGGTGCCCTCTTCCACGACATCGGCAAGATCGGCCTCCCCGGCAAGGGCGCTGAGAACGACTTCTACCTGCCCCAGACCGACTCCTGGCTGCTGGAAAAGCGCGGTGAGGTCTACAAGTACAACAACGACATCGACTACTTGGCGACGCCAGACCGCAGCGTCTTCATCATGCAACACTACGGCGTGAGGCTGACCCCCGAGGAGTGGCTGGCGATCAAGCTCAATGACGGCTTCGTCTATGACCCAAACAAGCCTTACTGCCTCAAGATCAGCCCGCTGGTCTACGGCGTGATGACCGCGGACTACATCTCGACGATGGCAGAGAAGGGCACGAAGTTCTGGCCTCAGGCGAGCTGATGGCCCAGCACTCCTGCAGCGCGTGGCTGACCGAGGCGCACAAGAACGCTTCCTGCCTCGAGTGCCAGCGCCAGGAACACGTCACCTGCACCTGTCCCGACTGGTGGTTTCCGCCCGACAGGCGTGAGAAGCTGCGGACGTTGGCCCACGGTTTTGGGGGCATCCTGCAGCACCACTCGAGCTGCGAAAAGGCTCGCTAGAAGGTCTCATTTTCCTTCTAGTTCCGTCTCGGCAGCCTATTTATGCCATGAGCAAGCAGTTGCTCCAAGCGTACATTAGGATGGCGGTCGCGGAGGCGCACCTCGCAAGGGTGCCCAATCAGCTCGTTTCTGACAACGGCGAAGAGGGATCAGAGGATGCAGGACAAGAGGACGTCAACGAGTTCTCTGGCGCAGGTGCGGGCGGAGGCCTACAGGGCTTCACAGCACCGTTGGGCATGGATCCCAACAGCCTGGGCAGGAAAAAGAACAAGCCCAAGCGCAAGTGACGCCATCGTAGGACCAAAGACTTCGTCCCGCAAGGGACGTTGAACAACGGACAGATCGAAAGTAGGATCTGCTTCATCCGCATTCTGTGGATGACGGATCGACTGAGGAATAGAGGAAAGAGGACATCATGGCAGTGAATCTAGAGGCAATTCGTAAGCGCATTCAGGAGATGAGCGGGCAGAGCAGGAACTCACGGGTTCAGCTCTGGAAGCCGGCACCCGGCAAGCACAAGATCCGCGGGATCCCCTGGAAGAACACAGTCGACGGCATGCCGTTTCGTGAGCTGCGTTTCTACTACATCGGAGACGCGCCGCGAATCCTGGCGCCGAACCAGTTCGGCAAGCCTGATCCGGTCAACGACCTGATCCGCAAGTGCTACTCGAGCGGCAAGCCCGAGGACAGGGCACTTGCAAAGAAGCTGCACTCGAAGATGACGGCCTACATGGCGATCATCGATCGCGGCCAGGAGGACAAGGGCGTCCAGGTGTGGAGCTTCAACCCCTTCATCTACCAGCGCTTGCTGAGCTTCTTCACCGTCGAAGAGATCGGTGACTTTCTCGACCCGGTGGAAGGATTCGACCTTGACGTCGACATCACGCCGTCGAAGAAGGTCTTCAACGGCAAGCAGGTGATGGACACCGTCGTCGACGCGGCCCGTCGGTCCTCGAAGCTGTCGAGCGATGCAGAACAGGCCAAGAAGTGGCTCGATGCCGTCCCCAACATCGACGACATGTACACCCAGAAGACGACCGCAGAGATCGAGCAGATCCTGAACACCTGGCTCGCCGGCGGCGCAACAGGCGGCGATCCTGCACACGACGAGGGCACGAACCGCGGCGCAGAGCGCCCGGCAGACGCGCTCGACCAGCTCGTCAATGAGGTCAAGGCCGAGGTGAAGGCCCCGGCTGCAGAAGCAGCGGCCCCCAAGGCCGAAAAGCCGAAGCGTGGCAAGAAGGCCTCTGACGTCGACGTCGATGACGCGACGCCGGCTGCGCCGAAGCAATCCCTCGACGAAGCGTTCGAGGAACTGATGGAAGACGCCGACAACGAGTGAGGTAGACCATGGCGAAAGCAGCGGCAAAAGACGCTGCCGGCGCTCCGGTTGAGAAGCCCAAGAAGGGCGCCGCAGACGAGGTCGATGATCTCACTGCGGCGCTCATCAAGGACATCAACAAGGAAGCTGGCATGCGGGTTGCGTACAACCTGGCAGAGACCGAGGCCCCCACCACCGTCAAAAGGTGGCTGAACACAGGCTCGGTGCAGCTCAACTATGCGATCAGGAATGCCGCTGCGGGTGGCTATCCCGAGGGTCGCCTCATCGAGATCTCCGGGCCGCCGTCGATCGGCAAGTCCCACCTCGCGTATCATGCCGCTGCCGTCACCCAGGCGCTGGGTGGCATCGTCATCTACATCGACACTGAGAACGCAACGCCCGTCGACAAGCTGCAGCAGATGGGCATCAACATCCGCAAGGGCTTCGTCTACATCGACGAGCACTGCACCGAGAGCGTCTTCAACTGGATCGAGCGCACCATCATGCTCGCGAAGAACGCTGTCGAGAAGAGCAAGGATCGCCCGTTCCTGGTGATCTGGGACTCGGTCGCCTCGACGTCGCCCAAGGCAGAACTGGAAGGCGACTACGAGGACTCGACCATCGGCCTCCAGGCCCGCCAGATCAGCAAGGGCATGCGCAAGATCATCGGTGTCATCGGGCAGAACAACGTCACGTTGCTGTGCCTCAACCAGCTCAGGACGGCGATCGGCGTCACCTACGGCGATCCAGACGTCACTCCAGGCGGCAAGGCGATCCCGTATCACGCCTCAGTCCGCGTCAGGCTGACCTCAGGCACCCAGGTCAAGGACTCGAAAGGCAACGTCATCGGCATCCACGTCATCATGACGATCAAGAAGAACAAGCTGTCGCCCCCGTTCCGCAAGTACGAGTTCGACATCATCTTCGGCAAGGGAATCGTCGAGCACGAGTACATCTTCGACGAGGTGCGGGCTCACTGCGACAAGAACAAGGTCCTCAGCGAGTACACCGACGCCAAGGGAAACAAGTCCAACGTCGAGATCTCGATCAACGGAACTTCAGCGTGGCGCCTGCTCCAGGTGAGTGACGCCGCGACCGGTGAGGTCCTGATCGAGAAGAAGTTCTACAAGAGCGACTTCGACACCATCATGAACGATCCGGCCTACAAGCCCTTCGTCGACAAGGTGATCGACGACACGTACTGCATCAGGGGCGAGACCAAGAAGGGCGAAGCACCTGAAGGCGAGTCACCGTCGGCCGACGAGGTCGAGGCCGAAGAGGCCGCGTGATCACCGTCAAGATCGTCAAGCTCGATCCGGAGATTCCGACGCCGGCATACCAGACAGTAGGATCAGCAGGCTGCGACGTTCACGCGGCCCGTGACGTCGAAATATGGCCCAAGTGCCGCCTATTGGTACCCACTGGGCTGAAGATGGAAATTCCTGAGGGCTTTGAGTGTCAGATCCGGCCTCGGTCGAGCCTGGCCATGAAGCACGGGGTCATCGTCTTCAATTCGCCGTCCACCATCGATGCTGACTATCGCGGTGAGTTGGGCGTGCTGCTGATCAACACCAGCGAGAACACCTTTCGGGTCAACAAAGGCGATCGCATCGCCCAACTGGTCTTCGCGCCGGTCACTGTCGCTCAGTTCGCTGAAGTCGACAGCCTGAGCGACACCAAACGTGGCGAGGGCGGCTGGGGCTCGACTGGAGTAAGGTGACAAGATGAAAAATCTGACGTTGTACTGGAATCGTCGCCCGGGTGTGTTCGTCAACAAGAACACCGGACAGCAGGTCCAGCTGATCGGCTCATTCGGGCCCATGTTCACCGGTTCGGTGCGTGAATGGTACGAGACGCTGGTCGAGACCATCATCGACCTCAGGAACCAGCTGCACCGCGGCGCTGGCAAGAACTCACGAGAGATCAACGTGTACGTGGATCCAGACGTCAGGTGCATCCTGGAGTCGACGATCCTGTACAAGCCGAGCCAGGGAGAGGGCTTCAAGCCGAACATGAAGAAGAGTCCTCGCGGCCTCATCGGCACGCTGTGCGGCATGAACGTCATCGAATCGAAGAAGGTCGAGCGCTTCGAGGTCGAGATGGAGTTCAAGACCGGCATCAACATCGAACGTGGTAAGGTCAAGATCCTCGAGGACTGATGCACAACGCGAAACTGTTCCTTGAGCTATGCAGGCGACGGTTTCCGTCGTCGCGA